TTCGATAAGGAATTCGATAAATTTGGTTCGAGTAACATTGATAATGTACTAATGTGGAGATATTTAAATGAAAAAAATAAGATGGACGGTAAGCATAAGAAGTTGAAAAAAACAGAAAAGTAGTTTATTATAAAGGCATGATAAAAAATAAGATCGGCAAAATCGTATACAAAGACATAAGTGAATTAGAGAACTTCCAGGGAGATTTGAAAACCTTAACTAAAGTGCAAGCCGAAAAGCTAAGAGCATCGATAAAACGCCATGGTAATATCGCCCCGGTATTTATCTGGGGGAACAAGATACTTGACGGCGTGCAAAGAACGACCATCATGAAAGATATGGGGATGACCGAAAAGATCGCCTGTGTCGAGATAATGGCAGATGATGAGAAAGAGGCAAAGGAGATATTACTGCAACTGTCATCGGCCCACGGGTATATCGAGGATGACAAGCTTCATGAATTTATTGAAATGGCAGGGCTTGATTTTGATATATTGAAATATGAAATTGCCCCGGTTAATATCAACATGAAAACCTTTGAGATGAGTTATTATGAGGAGCCGGTAATAAATGAGAAAGAGGTGGGTGAGTTGGAAACACAAAACGAGTGCCCGAAGTGTGGTTATCGATGGTAGCTGATAGGCGATATACTGTTATCTCACTGTTTGCCGGTTGCGGGGGTTCTTCTCTGGGGTATAAGTGGGCCGAGTTCAAAGAGTTGCTTGCAATTGATTTTGAAAAAAATGCAGTCGAAACTTTCAAATTAAATTTTGATGCTCCGGTATGGGAACGAGACATAAAGACGGTTACAGCAGATGAGATCATGGAGTTTTGCAAAATATCCGTTGGCGAATTAGATATACTCGATGGCTCTCCGCCATGTCAAGGCTTTAGCACGGCCGGAAAAAGGAAAGTATCTGATAGCAGGAACGATCTATTTCTTGAATTCATAAGATTGGTCAAAGGTCTCCAACCAAAAGTATTTGTAATGGAAAATGTTTCAGGAATGATAAAGGGGAAAATGAAAGGGAGATTTAATGAAATCATAGGCACATTAAAAACCCTGGGATATGTGGTTAGGTGCAAACTTATGAATGCTATGTATTACGAAGTCCCACAGAGTAGAGAGAGAGTTATATTTATTGGGGTAAGAAATGACCTAAATATAAACCCGGTATATCCAGAAGCAAGTAAGAAAATAATAACATTCAGAGAGGCAACAAAAGAAATAGGCAACTATAGCGATAGAGATTTTCCGGAAGTATTAAAAAAAATAGGTATACTACAACCAAAAAACCTATGGAGTACGGAAGTAAAGGCGTTTAAGTTGATAAAAGGCAATGTGGCTGGTTCAATCTCCACCAAATGGGCTATCAACGATAAACCGATAGGAGCTATGTTGAAGTCGGAGATATCAATTGTTGGGATAGTACATCCGGATAGGGGTAGGTATTTAAATATAGACGAACTAAAGGTATGCCAATCGTTTCCGGTAGATTTCAAATTGATAGATCGCAAAACAGGCATCGAAAGATTAGGTAACTCCGTCCCCCCAAAAATGATGTACCATATTGCAAAAACAATAAAAGAAGAGATTTTAGATAAGCTGAAGGTGGAGGTGTAACCGGATGAGCGAATTTGATTTAGAGGTGACATATTGAACGATTTAAAATTTGAATCATTAAAGGGCAAGGTGTTGGCTGATGACTTTGGGATAATACCATTTGATCAGGCGAACGAAATGTGGTTCTCCATGGCCGAACCAGGAGATGAGATTATTGTATCAGAACAGCGCGGGAAAACTTCAGATAAATACAAGAAAGAGGTAAGAAGATTTTTAGATGAAAATAAGATTTATAAAACCGAAAATATAAAGAGGTCAACATATCGCTATATATATGATAGAAATAACATCCCGCTGCCAGGCAAAGGTGAACAATTCCGGTTCAGGACACAGCAGCAAATGAACCTAATCACTATAATCTTGAGAGTAATAGAAAAACACAATATCATCGATGAATTGACTATAGCGACCTATACGCTTAACCGAGAAGCAATGTCTATTTTGACACAGCTAAGGGAATCCGGGAAAATTAAGGCAATTAATCTTCTTGTAGCAAGTTCGTATAGATTCCGAGACCCAAAATGGAAAGGTGAAATTGAAGATTTATGCAGATTTCATAAGTTTCACCTAACGTTTGCCGATTCCCATTTCAAGATTACGTTAGTGAAAGCGGGAAGCGATTACTATCAATTGGAAGGGAGTATGAATTATTCCACCAACAATATGGCAGAGCAAATCTTACTCGAAAATAATCAAGAGACATACGAAAATGATTATGAATTTATAATCAAAATAATGGGCGATCGAAATAGTAAAGCATTGGAGGTAATATGCTAAGGGATAGAAAAGAAGTAAGCTTTATATCGTTAGTTGGTAAGGTGGTAGTTAGTATCGAATTGTTAAGCAAAAGTGAGAACGCAAAAGATGATAAATGAGAACCTCGATCCCAGCTTACCACTCGAAAACGCAAGGTGGGAAAAGTTCTGTCAGAACCTAATGGTAGGAATGAGTAATGGAGAGGCTTATCAGGGTGCTGGGTATAATATTAAGAACATTGATGGAGCATCGGTAAATGCAAACGTATTACTAAAAAATACTAAAATTGCAAATAGAATTGCACATCTAAAGAACAAATCAGCGGAGGCTCAAATAGCCAACATTACTGAACTCCTCAATAGCATGACTGCCATTCTCCGCCTAAGTCCATTTGAAGTTGAAGCGAATCTCAAAAAGTACGGCCAATACATTCAAGATGTTGAGTGGAAAACTGTTCAGGTGCGAGATGAAAAAGGTGAAGTGCAAACCCGCCGGGTCATCAAAAAGCTCAAGATGGTATCGAAAGCAGCAATGTACAAGTTGATGGGAAAGCACTATAAAATGTTTACCGATAATATTGATCTCAATGCGAAAGTAGTGCATAACGTCACGGTCTCCATAGATGATTTCAAGAGGAAAATTAAGAGGGAATAATATATCGTGAATCAAGATGAAATAGCAGAGGCGCAGGCTCAAATCGGGGAAAGGTATTTTAACGACTGGGTGTTCTTTGTTGAACATGGCATGGGGTTTTGGACATGGTCAAAGATGCGAGAAATCATTGGCAGTGTTCAGCGTAATCCGAAAACGATAGTTTATTCATGCCATGGCAGTAGCAAGACGTTTACTGGGGCATTATTGATCAATATTTTCCTTAGCCTATACCTAACTTTCGGCGGTAAAGAGGAGGAGACGAAAGTAATAACATCCGCTCCGACATTTATGCAGGTAAAGGCTCTCCTCTGGTCGAAGGTGAATGAAATCCACGCTAATTCCAGGATAAGACTTAAGGGGGAATGCCTTACTACCGAGATAAAAGTGTCCGACAAAACGGACAGTTATGCGTTGGGGTTCAGCACCGATAAGGCAGCCAGATCAGAAGGATGGCACGCATGGAATTTGTTCTTTATATTAGATGAGGGGAAAGGTGTGGCACCCTGGATGTGGGAAACGGTATCAGCCCAATCAGGTGGTGGCAATCATCACGTATTGGTTTTATCTACTACCGACGGAGTGGAGCCTGGCAGCGAATTCCATAACGCTGTAACGTCTCCGAAATATCAAGAATGGAATAGGATTCATATCGATTGTAAAGATTTACCATCATTCACCGGGGAAAAATTCAGGCGGTACAAATGGAATGATACGGCCGGGATAGACTATGAAAGAGAAGAGAAAACGTTTGAAGATTTGCGAATTCAAATATCAACACCTGAATGGGAAAAAGAGAGAGAAGAGCAATGGGGAAAGGAATCAGTATTGTACTTGACGAAATGCCGCGGTCAGGTGATAGATGAGCTTCCGGAACAGATAATACCGTTGTGGAAAATAGAAAAAATGTATGAGAATTATAATGATCCGAATTACGGCAATGTGGGCGCTGAATCTGCTGGTATTGACGTTGCCAGGATGGGGGACGATTCGACGGCCGGTTGGCGCATGAAAGGTTTAAGGTATGTACAGGGGCCAGTTGAGTATAATAAGCGAGAGGGTTATGAAATTGTAGATCATTTTGAGCGCTGCGGCTTATTGCGGAAAGACAATAGATTATCTATCAAAATAGATGATACCGGAGTGGGCGGCGGGGTGACCGGGGAACTAAAACGCAAGGGATATGATAGGAAAAATATAGTGCCGGTCTGCTTCAACCAAACACCCAATGATCCCGATCATTATGAAACGGCGATAGATGAGATGTGGTTTGAGATGTCCGAAATAATACACACCCTGGCATGTCCCCGGTGTGACGAATTGACAAGACAGTTGACCGGCAGAAAATCTGTTAGGATGACAAAAAAAGGGCAGCGGAAAGTCGAATCAAAGGACAGTTACAAGGCGCGTACCGGGATGAAGTCTCCCGATTTAGCTGATTCTTTTCTATTGACCTGGTATCAAGTATATCAGAAAAAACATAAAATCGGGAATACTTCAATCGAAGCATACTAAGTTTTATCGTTAAGAATAAAACTTTATTTTTATACCTTTTATAGTTGACAAATGGCTTTTTTTATACTATAATATAAGTAGATGGTAACCGGGTGTTACCTCGAAATAACTTAGGAGGTTTAAATGAAAGATTATAGTAGAGTGAAAACATTTGATGCACTAAGGGAAGCGAAAGATATAGAAGGGCTAAACAATTTCTTTTCAGTCCAAAAGCTTCCGTTTCATGCGAAGGAAGGAAAAAGAGTCCCGATGTTTTTTGAAAATTACGATTCAAGTAATTGTGGTTATTCGGTTTCGCCCAGCGCTGTGCGTCAAGCAATGGGTTGGGTAAATTTTGGAAGATAGGAGGATAAAATGAACTCAATACAAGAAGATTACATTGCGGCAAAAAAGAAATATGATAATGCCATTATGAAGGTGGAATGTCATGTTCGCCTTGCACTCAAGAAGGCCGGCCTTAGTTACAGTACAGCTCCGATGGAATTGCTCATTTCGCTTAAGGCAGAAGGGAACGAGAAGTTTAATGTTAATATGCGCCGTCGCATTTTAAGGCACATAGAGGGTCGCCTGTTGGGATGGGGTTGGGAGTATATCAGGAGTTTGAATGTGGATTCCGAACTTGATTCCAGTGATACTAAATTGAAAACAATAAGAGATAGTATGATTGAAAATTTTTCTAAAATGGAGGATTAAAATGAAACAACAAAGAGACTCAAAGGGGAGATTCGTTTCCTCACAAGAAAAGAATTATCATTTTTTCGTTCCTTACAAGGATAACAATGGATGTTCTATAGTCCATTGGAGTAATACCCTGGAAAATTTCAGATCAGCCTGCAGAAATCGGGATTTTGTGGAAGATGATCCACGATGTAGGATTCTTGATCCTGCAACCCTTAGTGCGGCTGACATTTGGCTTTCTCAGTTGCTGTCATGGGAAGAAAAGGAAATAGCGGAACTGCTATAATGGAGGACAATATGAAACAAGCAATAAAAGAAATAACAGCACTACAAGAAAGGTATACCAACAAGCTTTTTGAATTGCGAGAAGCTGAATTTAATGCAACAGATTGTCGCGCTGCATCTCAAGAAGCTGAAAGGAGATTAACAAAAA